GTGTTTGACTTCGGGGCAAGATCGCCTGTGGCAGACTCAAACAATCCGACTGAACAGGTTGTGTCCGATGTGTCGGCAACCGTGATTGTGCCGGGAACTATATTTGCCGTTCCATTAAAGGACGTTCCGCCAATGGTTCTGGCTGTCTCAAGTGCTGTAGCCGTAGCCGCATTGCCTGTGCAGCTACCTGACGAACCGCTGGCGTTTCCGGTCAAGGCTCCAACAAAGTCCGTGGAGGTAACACTGGTTAACCCAGTAATCGTTGCATCTAGGTTAAGTGTTACATCTCCCGAAGCCCCTCCTCCGTTAAGATTCGTCCCAGCCGTGACACCCGTGATGTCGCCAGTGGTGGGAGCCACCCATGAGGGAGCCGAGGCTGATGTTGCAAAGGTCAAGACCTCACCCGCAGGTGTTCCCGGTTTTGCAAGTTTAGCCAGAGTGGTTGAGCCAGTAGCATACAACACATCCCCAGTCGCATAACTCGTCAGGTTCGTTCCGCCCTTCGCCACTGCAACCGTTCCCAATGTGGTGGCGTTGCCCACGCTCGTTACGTCGCCCGTTAAATTCGCATTAGTAGTAACGGTGTCAGCATTTCCGGTAAGGTCGCCCGTGACATCACCAGTAACATCAGCCACCACAGGGTTATCAAGGTTAAGCGTTACAGTTCCCGATGTCCCACCCCCGCTCAGGTTCGTCCCGGCTGTGACTCCGGTTATATCGCCCGTAGTAGGTGCTGCCCATGAAGGAACACCAGACGCAAGAGTCAGAACCTCTGTGTCAGAGCCTTTTGCAAGTTTTGCTAATGTGGTTGTAGTATCAGCATAAAGAACGTCACCTGCCGTAAACCCGGTTAATGTCGTACCGCCCTTCGCAACAGGTATTACATTATTATAGGTTGTTGCGTTCCCGCTTGAAGTCACATCGCCTGTTAAATTTGCATTGGTGGTGACGTTTCCCGCTGTCAGGCTTGCTGCTGTTCCAGTCAGGTTTGTTGCCACACCGCTTGCCGGAGTTCCGAGGGCTGGAGTTACCAGCGTTGGGCTGGTGGCAAACACCAGTGATCCACTCCCCGTCTCATCAGACATGACCCCCGCAAGAGCCGAGCTTGTCGCCGTTCCTCCATTAGCCAGTACCTCGGATAACGTATCAGAAGTTCCAACCTGCGCGTCCACGTAGGCAGTAGTTGCAACCTTCGTGGAGTTGTTGGAAGCAGATTGAGTTGTGCCTACAACCCCGTCAGCAAGAACGGACGTAGCCGTGACGTTTCCAGTTAAATCTCCGGTGACATTGCCAGTAAGATCGCCAGCAACATCACCCGTGAGGTCGCCCACCACGCCACCTGTGGCCGTGGTTATGCCCGCCACCTCAAGTGTGCCAGTAGACTTAACTCCAGTCGTGCTTAACTGGAGAACAGAATCTGTGCCGTCACCGTCCTGTACAGTGTCCAGCGACGATGTTATCCCACTCGCGCTTGTTGTCTTTAGCAGTTCAGTATATGAACCGGAAATTGATCTTCCCGTTAATGTAGCCATCTAAAACCCCCATGCTTTTTTGATTTGTTTGGTGGAGAAAGTTGACTTCTCCAAAAACCTAGACCCCTCGTCACATTCCAGCTTGTGGTATCCGGCCTTAACCTGATCCTTCTGCGGAGGCAAACCAACCGCAACACCCATCATGGCAAAGCCCTGCGGAGTGCTGCTCTTGAGGTACACCACGCCTCCAACAGTGACAGTCTCGCGCCCTACTGGCACAAGCCGCTCGATGGTGTCGCCCTCGTTGTTCTCGAACGTGTAGAGAGGCATTACAGCCCCATCTCCTCGTCCTGAGCCGCCGCTGCTGCCATGAGTTCCTCCTCCATGCCAGCCATCTCGCCCGCTTCAACATCAGCCTCGTCCACCTCAGCTTCCGCTTCAACATACTCAATAGGCTGTCCGCCAGCGGTTGTAAGTTCAACGTGCGCTGTCCCGTCCTCGTTAATCCCGACGACTTCACCTTCAACCGTTTCAAGAACTACAACGTCCCCAACCTCCGGGGCTGCTTCTGTCCCGTCCTCAAGCTCGGACACTAATGCGTCCAGTGGTAATCTAATCATTTCGCAACCTTTGTCTTGTTTGTCTGAATCACCGTGGTGAGGGGGTTTCCCCCCTCCCACGGATATAATAAGGGTTAATCCACCTTTAGGTTTCATAACTTGATTTTCTCTACGCAGCCGAAGCGGTCTTGCTTCGCATGATAACGTAGTAGTTCGTATTCTGCCTCAGCGCAGTATAGAAAACCTTGAAACCAGCAGTAATCAGAAGATTAAGAGGATCGCTCTTATCTGCTGAATCCGTGATTACGATTTTCGGACTGAACGGGGACTGACTACTCAGTTCCGGTACGCCAAACGCTCCGTCTCCCAAGAACAGGGAAACATGAACATCCGCAGCATTTCCAGTTCCGCCACCAGCCGCAGCATCATAGATGAAGCGGTCAGCATCGGTTCCAAGTGCATCAGCCGTAATGAACGGATTCGTGGTAGTCACGAATTTTGCCCCGTACAAACGTCCCACCTCGCCCTTGTACAGCTCTTCTACATTGCTGTATTGAGCCGCATTGAGCCAAGTGCTTACCTGCATGATGTCACTCAAGACTTGAGGACTTGCAACACAGGCGTAGTTTCCACCCTTGGTTGGTTGTGCGCGGTTAACCTTTAGCTGGGTAACAGCATTCAGAACAGCCGCAGCAGTAAGCGTATTACCGCTGGTAGTCTGCTCGAAGGTCGAGTATTCGCCTCCGCTGGCCGATTGCTTCGTCCCAGTAGCGTACATCTCAATAAGAGAGTCGCCGTTGTCAAGGTTGGTCGCGGGGTCGGTAGAATAAGTACCTTCCATCGCAGTCGCACCTGAGTTCACGTTATCGCCCACATTGGAACCAACCAATATGTTGCGCGTGATGTTGTCCATGTCGATTGCGGCATCCTGTCCGTTAATCTTGACGCTCTGTTGCAGCGAATTAAATAAATCCGTTGCATTTAGAACATCCGTTAACTTGACGATCTGGCCTCGTTGAATCAGCGTCTTGCTGATCTTGGTCAACGAAATCGACCTTTCCCCCACAGATGAAGTATCACCTTCAGTGAGTGTGTTAATGTCTGTCGCCTTGGGAGTATCCCAACGAAACATAGAGATGGCTTTATGACCCGACTTCGGTGGAAGCGGAGTCTTAGAGCCGAACTGATCCAGTACCAGTGCTTGTACAGCGTAGGTCAGTAATTTCTTACTGAAATAATTTTGATACTGGCCAGATAATGTAGTAGTGGTATTTGTTGCCATAACTAATTATTCCTTCCATCAGTACCCAGCCTGACCGCAGCTAATGAAGCTGGATTAAAACATATCGTTGTCAAGGTGCATGGCGGCGTCAATAAGGTATTTCTCCTGTGACTCCATGTCCATATCCTCAAAACTTCTTGCTCCATCCAGTTTCTCCGCTGTGAATCCGCCTTGTACCGACGTTTTCTTTTCCAGTTTATTGTATTTTTTCTGTAACTCATCAAACTTGGAAGCAGCATCCTCAGTGTTGCCCGACTCCAAGGACAGCTTTGCCATCTGTACTGACAAGTCCAACCCATCAGGGCCGGAAGTCAGTGACGGAAATTGCTGTAGCAGAGACATCGCCTTCTGGGTTATGGGTTTGCTGTTGTCTCTCAAGTCCGGGTTGTTCGTCATCAATTCTTGACGCTTCACTTCCCAAGCCTGATCGCGCTCGGCCTTGAAGGAGTTGATCTTGGCTTGTTCGCTCGCCTCTTTAAGCTCTCCAGCTTTAGAGCGGGCGTCCTCTGCCAATCCAGTGTCTCCCTCATTGTCAAGCCTAACAGCCGCATCCTCATAATCCTCGGCAGTAAACCCCTTATCATCCCGATACCCGCTCTGTGCAGCCAACTGCTGGCGTTGGATTTCCAACTCCTGCACTTGCTTCTGCAAAAGAGCAGCGTCCTGCTTGTTCTGTTCCTTGGCCTCGTTTACACCAGTCCAAGCCTTTCCCAAGCGAGCCTGATTCTTGGCATACTTGCTCTGCTTCTTCTCGTCGGCAACCTCTTCAGGCTGCGCTTCTGTCAATGAACTACTGTTCTGAGCGTCTTGATCTGGAGGAGGCGGTTCCTCGACTTCCTCTTGTTGTAACCCCGGTGGAGTCTCCTCCGTTTCCGGTTCAGGTTCTGGAAGTATCTCTACTTCCGGTTGTTCCCCCGCCTCAACAGAAGCATCATACTCCTGTGCAGCAGCCAACAGTTGGTCGGCGGTTATATCGCCAGTTTCCTCTGCCATCAAACACTCCTTTATTTTTGAATGCTGTCCTCGTCCTGCCCCCGCATTCATCGGGCAGACCGTGCTGTGATGTCTTAACTCAACGAACGCTCGACATCAAATGCGTCCGTTGTAAATTCTTCAATAGGCTCAACATCCTTCGCCAGAGCCTCAAGTGTATGCACCGTCGTTCTCATCCCATTTGCATATCCAGCCTCTATTTGCAAGTTCTTTTTATCGCACTGCATCACTACGTGGGAGTTTTGCCGTAAAACCATGTTCAATAACACAGCCCTGAGCTTTGTCCCCGATGTCCCTGACAGGAATTGTCTCAGCGCATATGCGTCTTCTGAGTTCCAACCGGGGTCTTCCACCCAAGGGAGCGTACTAGATAGACGCCAAGCAATACTAATAAACTTAAAGAATCTCACTAATAGTCTCCCTGCATCGCAACCGCTTCCGTCTCCTCAATCGCTTGAGCTTCGGGTTGCGGAACTTGTCCGGTCATCGCTTGAACCTCCATCTGACCCTGCTCCTCCTTGTTCGGCATGAAGCCAAGCTGCATCAGGTACTCCTCGACATCCTTCCGCAACGCTCTCGCGTTGTTGGTGTCCAGTTCCTCGTAGGCATTTAGGAGTTCGCCCAGTCTGGAGCTGATTGCTTGTTGGCCTTGAGGTGGAACCTGCATACCATTCTGTCTGGCTTTCTCAAGGAACTGCATCAGCACCCCGATCCTTACCCGATAATCCTGACCGCCCTGAAGCGGGATCATCTCGCCAATCAATAGCGCAGGAATGATCTTCTTCTCATCGGAAACCTCGTTGCTCTCCTTCTCGTTCGGGTCTTGGATTAGCCTCGGAATCAGTGACGGGTCTTCCAGCTCAAGAATGCTCTTGTCCAGCTCAACCTGATTGATCCACGGGCTACCCGCAAACAACTGCTTCCGTTGCACCGCCTTGTTCAGCAACATCGCCTTGCTAATCATGTCCATGCCACCACGAGGCTCAATCTGGTAC